ATTAAAAAAATAAAATAAAATGGCAAATGTAGCAAATGAGAATATCACAGCAACTTATGGTGGTGCTCAATTAAACGAAATCTTCTACGAACCAGTATTTAGAAGTGATGATATAATGCGTAACTATAGGGTTATACCTAATGTTAAGCACGTAATGAATGTATATTCAGCAGCAGCTTTAACGAAAATCGTAGAGGTTTACACAACTTGTTCTTCGGCAAGTGGTGCTAACCAATTTGATATTTCTGATAAAGTGATTACTGCAGGTAGATGTAGAGTTGCTTTAGAGCAATGTAGTCAAGAGTTTTTCGGAACTTTCATTGAAGAGTCTTATAGAAGTGGAGCAGATGTAATGAATATTGAAGGTACTCAGTTAGCTGATGCAATCGTAAACAGAGCAGTAAAAGGTATCGCTTCAGATGTAGTAAGATTAGCTTGGGGTGGAGATACAACAGTAGGAACACCTGCAGCATACTTAATATTTGATGGTTGGATGAAGTTAATGGCAGCAGAGCCTGTATTAGAGCAAGCTGCAGCAACTCCTAATAATCCTACAGCAGGAGAAGCATTAAATTTAATAATGAAAGTTTATGATGGCGCACCTGCAGCATTACAGCAAGTAGCACCAGCAGATAAGAAAATGTTTGTAACTCCTAAGTTATATAACGCTTACTTACAAAATCTTGAAGGTACTGGAGCCGATTTAGCAATCGTTAATAGAGTAGATGCTGCACCTAGAGTTTCTTTTAGAGGTGTTGAATTAGTAGCAATGTATGAGTGGGATACTATCTTAAGTGATACTAATCCTGCTTTATTTACTAGTGTAGCGGCTGCAAACCACAATCAAGGTATATGTTATACTGCAGTAGAGAACTTAATCATTGGTTCTGATGTAACTGACCCAGAAGGTTCTTTCAAAGTATTTTATGATGATTTAGAAGAAAAAATGTTCTTCAGAGGTTACTTTAAGTTAGGTGTACAGTACTTGTATTCTTCTCTTGTTCAATGGGGACTTTTAGCATAACAATAATGTAATGATAGAGGGGAGGGTGTAAAAATCTTCCTCTCTTATTTACTTTTTAATTAATTATAAAATAATAATAAAATGGGAATAGATACAGGACTAGCGATTGTTTGTGATGATTTACAAGCAACTGGTGGTATAAAAAGAATTTTAATAAGAGCTTGGGCAGATGGCGATACTATCGTTTACGGAGCTGCAGGGCAGCACACTATTACAAGTATAAAAGATACTGGTGGAGTAGATGCAGATTGGGGTGTATATGAGTTCAAAAATGAAACTCCAGCATTAACTATCACGGCTACCAAAGAAATGGGTTCAACTTCATTTGAATGTGGTTTATCTTTCTTCTTGCCAAAATTAGAGCAATTAAAGTTTAACTTAATAGAAAGCATTACTAACTCTTGTTTAATGGTAATCGCAGTAGATACTAATGATAATACTTTTGTTTTAGGTGTTTCTGAGAAATATGAAAACCAATCAAATCCATCAAGAAATCAAACTTACGCACAATTAGGGGGTGTTGAAGGTGGTACAGGAGCTGCTTATTCTGATGAAAGTGGAATTACTATTAGTTTAATGGCAAGACAATTTGAAATGCCTAGACAATATGTAACAGGTACAATTACAGTTGCTGCTGGTGGTTTAACTGCAAAAACAACATAATAATTAAAGATATATTTTTAGGTTGGACTTGTTTCGTAAAAAGTTTATAACCTTTTCCTATTAATATCTTTCTATAATTATGTGTGATTGTGGTCAAAAAGTTGTAAATTACACACACTTAAATATATATACACTTATGGCAAAATATAAAGCAAAGAAGGATGTTGTTATTATTAGGAATGGTGCAACTTATGTACTTAGAAAGTCATCACAAGAAGAATTAGCATATTTATATGAAGATTTAGGATTGACTAAATTAGTAGAAAAATTATCAACTATAAAAACTGAAGATGAGCCAAAAAAAGAAAGTAAGAGGATTAGTAAAAACAAATCTTCAGACTCAAAAGAGTAGTACATTTGAATTTGGGGTTTTTAATTTAGCAATACCTCAGAACATAGAAGAACCACAAGACTTATCTAGGGTGCTGACTAAGTTCGTACCATTTGGTAATGACAACTTGTTTCCTCAATACTTAGCTAAGTTAAAAAGACAATCATCTACACATAGAAGCGTATTAGCACAAAAGACAATCTTTACGAGTGGTGCTAAATTCGTTAGTAATAATGAAGATATATTAGCTTACATTAAAGATGTAAATGCTGATGGAGAGTCATTAAGAATGATTTTTAAGAAGTTAGCAGATGATTACTATACATTTGGAAATGCTTACTTAGAAGGAGTTATATATGATGGTGGACTGAATCTATACCATATAGATGCAACTACTGTTAGAATGGCTAAGAATAAGAAAGAAGTGTATGTTCATCCTGATTGGGCTAAGTTCAATACTATGAAGGATAAGTTAAGCACTATACCTATCTACCCAGAAGTAAAGGGTAACAGGTTTGTATATGAGTTTAATGATTACGAGCCTACATTCCAATTCTATGGATTACCTGATTATGTTGCAGCATTAGAGCATATTGCTGTTGATTATGAAATTGGTAAATGGAATCACACAAAATTTAAAAATGGCTTCCAACCATCTGCTATCGTTGAGATTAGTGGAGATATGGGTGAAGAAGAAGCAAAGAAATTAGTACAAGAAGCACAAAAGAAGTTTGTTGGAGAGGGGAATAATGGTAAGATAATGTTTATCGTTAAGAATGGAGATACTTCTGCTGCTAATGTTTCAATTATAAAAGATGACCAAGATGGTAGTTGGTTAGACTTACAAAGAATAACTGACCAGAATATTGTAACTGCTCACAGATGGCAACCATCTCTAAGTGGATTAGTTTCAAGTGGTAAGATGAATAATACAGGTAGTGAGATTAGAATTGCTTATGATTTAGCAATGACTACTGTAATTAAAGATACTTCTGACTTACTATTAAATGGTATTAAGACTGTATTGTATAAAGAGTTAGGTTTCTTGCCTGAAGATTTAATCATTCATTACGAGCCACCAATTAGTTTTGCTACTCAGATTGACCCATCTAAAGTACTTACTATTAACGAGCAAAGAAGAATGTTAGATGAGGACTTACCAATGCTTAAAGAGGGTGATATGTTCTTAACTGATAGAGAGCAAATCATTGTAACTAAAGATAATGATGGTGATGGAGTTGGAGATGATGCTGCAGGGGACTTGACAGTAACTGAGAAAACTAATACAGAAGACTAACTACTATGGCAAATACAAATCAATACATACCACTAGTAACAGCAGCAGAAGTTATAAGCAATAGTTTTACTAATGCTAATACTGACCCTGCTTTAATATCAAATAACACTATATTGCTTTCTGAGTTAGCACATTTAAAAACTGCTATTGGTAAGAAGTTTTATGAAGAATTAAAGACTCAGAATAATGATGGTACTTTAACTGAAGCTAACCAAACTCTAATGAATGATTTCTTAATTAGAACTCTATGTTGGTTTGCTAGATTTGAAGTTATTAATGAGATTCAGAGTAACAGTAGTAGTATGGGTATTGTCCATAATATTGATGAGTTCTCTACTATCATTGACCCTGCTGAGTTAAACGCTTATAAGCAAGATACTTACAGAAAGTCTGAGATATATTTACAAGATATGTTAGAGTATTTGAATGACTCTGATAATAGTGCTGACTACCCTACATACACTGCTAATGCACCTTGTAACACTACTACTTATAAGAATCACGGAATAATAATGTATGATAGTATATATGATAGACCAAGAAGGAATTATGATAGTTGGAAGAATTATTGTCCAGAATGTTAAAAAAATAAATAAATGGCTGCAAACGAACATAAGAACTTAACTGACATTAACAGGCATAATCCTAAAGGGTTTGAAATTGCTACTAATAATACTGTATTAAGTAAGAATATTGGTACTAGTGCTACAGGGACTGATGGTAACTTAGTTTGGCAA